TTTAGCAAATTTAACAATCGATTGAAATTCTTTTAAATTGTAAAGTGGTTTATAATCAAACGGAGTTTGCTTTGTTCCTGGTACATGAGCATCTTCTGCAAAGGAATTATTTAATATGAATTGATGTAGTATGGGATTTACTCTATCGGCATAAGGATATTGATCTCTATATATTTCTGTTTTACAATGAACAAACATTATCCCAGTCCAGAATTAAATCTCATAAACTCAATTGCATTCTTAATCTGATATGTTCGGTTCTGTATTACTTTAAGAATACTTTCTATGTATATTAACATTGTATCATAATAATCAATCTTAAGTGATGTAGTAGATAACTTTTCATCTGCATCCAAATATTTTTGCATAGTATCTTTATCCCTTATCTTCTTTGGAAAAGGATTCTCTACATAGACTTCTGGATCTGCTTTCCCACTAAAATATTCATACCGTTCATGACGGATATTTTTCCTTTGCTGCTCTGCTTTCTTTCTTAATAAAAAGATAGTATTATATAATTCAAAATATTTTGCATGTAGAGAGGGGATATTTAATGACTCTTCGTGTAGATTATCTCGATCTATCTTAGCATCTTTTTCCCACATCTCTTGAATTGCTTCAAGACTAATACTCATTTTTTAAAAATTGAATTAATGTTATCTAAACTTGGTTCCACAAAACTTAAATTAATAGCAATAATAGTTTTTCTAATATCACTTTCAATAATCGGAGATCTATGAATAGTAAAAGAAGGAAATATTACAACATCTCCTTCAGAAGCATCTAACTGAAATACTTTATTATCTTCAATATCAACGAATTCTGTACTGTACTTAGGATCGGGCAACTCCAAAAAATATGACATAGAAATATTTGAATTTCCATGCATATGCCATCCATGCCAATCATTACGATAATATTGTTGAAACCATATCCAAGGATTATCAAAAGTACTTGACCAATATCTCTCAGATATTGCAGTCCATAAAGGAGATAAACCTTCCTGTAATATATTATAATATCCTTTTGGCTCTAATTTATCGTAAAAATCTGTTTTAGTTATCTTGGTTGTTAGATCAGGACACTTATTGACTTGCTCATAATTTTCAATAACATCTAACATCTTAGATTTTATTTCATTATGATTAGATAATGTAAATTTCCAAATACTATTGTTAGTCACAAAGGTTTATTTTCTAAATCAGTTAGTCTGTATATAGTATACTTGAAAGATACGTCTGCTGTAAAGTACTCTATGTCAGTATCTGTAGCATCAAAGACTAAAGTTGAAAGACTATAAGGAAAAAGATCATTAAATTGACATTGAAACTGAGGAACTAAATTACTACTTAATATCTGAAGAGTTCCATCAGAATAGATATCATCTCTACCTTGCTTATAAAATCCAAATGCATTACGAGCACTAAGTTGACCAGAATCATCCAAATCTTGATATTCTTGTAAAGACTCTGGATAACCCAATCCTCGAATCCAACTTTGAATTTCCATATAGTTTTTCAAATCTTCATCAACTAAGAATCGAAGACTTAAATCACCAAATTGAATCTTATCACCAGGGACAGGAATATTTTTTAAATAAGATGGTTGTTCTGCTATTCCTAAATCTATTGATGGAATATTTGCTTCATTGCAGAAAAAAGCAACTCCAGGACTTCTATCCAGTCCAAATTTAAACCCAACTGGAGATAGAAAATTTCTATTCTCAATTGGAGTTCCTGGTCTTGGTTGTAGTGAATTACGAGTCGCCATTATCTCTTATATCATCATGCAATCTTTCAGTAGCATCTCTTTTCATTTGCTCTTCAAGTGTTGCCTTTGCAGCTTTAACCCCAGCAAGTCTTTCTTCAAGAGTATCTTGCCAATAATTATACATTCGGAGTTTCCATTTTTGACGGTCTTCTCGACTCATCTTATTCTTACAGAACATTTTACCTCCTTAAGTCATATTGGTTCTATTTCCCAATGCCACGTAAGTAGCATTAGCAGTCTTAATAATATTGAATGAATATGAATCAACTCCAGAAGAACCACCAGCAGTAGGAGCTCCACCATTCCATAATACTTGAACTTGATTATGATCTACTTGAAGATGATGGATATAAGCACCTGAATCACCAACTGATGTAATACCAGTAACTGTAATAGCATCTCCTACAGCCATTGATGTGTTTATCCCAATATCAGAAAAAACATTTAGTGTATTACCAGTACCTGCTAAGACACCCTTATTATATTGAACCATTCCATATTGTACTTGGAAATCCGTGGTACTACTCCATGGAGTATCTCTTACATAACATTTTTCCTTAAGAATCCCGCCACCGTTTAAACCAAGACCCTTAGAAAATGTGGATATTCCTGAAGCCTGCATACTAACAGCAATACCTACATTCAAATTCTTTTCACATCCAATACCACCATTTAATATAATAGCACCAGTATCTTTACTAGTGGATTCAGTAGTATCAGTAATAGTAAGAACACCACCCATTGTGGTAGCAGCAAGTGTACTAACACCAGTTGCATTAAGTCCAGTAGTAACACCAACAATATCTATTCCACCACCACTAATTGTTACCCCACCAGTGGTAACATTTATGCCTTCTCTAAAAGTACTAATACCAAGGGCATCTACATGAGTTACATCATCATAAGTAATAGTGCCTGCACAAGATATATTACCACCAACATGCAAACTCTTGGCAATACCAACACCACCTGATACAATTAATGCTCCAGTAGTACTCGAAGTTGACTCTGTAGTAGCAGTTATAGTAGCAGCAGATCCAACATAAAGATCATCAATATCATATGTTGTAGCAGTTAAAAGACCTGTTACAGTACCGCTATTAGCAGTAAATCCAAATGGAAAATCAGGAGCGCCGGCACCCGCCTGATCCATTATTGTATTAGCGCGAACTCTTGACATTTTTAGCGACTACTTTTTTACTATTTAGACAAAAAAAAGACCTCCCGAAGGAGGTCTTTGTAGTGTGAATGGAATATATCCATCTGTATCACATTAGGTTCTTGACAGCAACGCGACGATAGTAGCGGTTTGCATTTGTCGTTAAGGTTCCGGAACCAACGGTTAGACCTTCTGCGAAGGGGTTGGCAACTAAACCATAACGAGTCTTGAATCCGATTTTTGGTTGGAAGGTGTTCTCACCGACGGCGCGTACCATTTGTAGCGGTACATAAGGACAGTAGAATAGTCCTGCGTCATAAGGAGAGGAACCCTTGTAACCGCAAACGTAGTACTGGTTTCCACCTGTAGGTGCTGCGTTAGCACTTGTAAGGTTAGCAGCATATGGGTCAATGTAGACTCTATACTTACCTTGGAGCACACCAGCGAAGGTGTTACCAGTGTCGTCAACGTTGAGGTTGGCGTTAAGTGCTGGAGTATAATCCAGAACGCCTGCCATAGTTAGAGCGGATGCAACGTCTGCAGAGCAGAGGATGATGTTGCCCTTTCCACGACGAGTTCTTTGTGCGATTGCGTTAGCGTCTCTTTCGATTTGGAAGAGTAGACCCTTGAACTTCTCAACCGACCATCTGCCGTTAGAGTCGATGTCGAGGTCAAATATACCAGCAGTAGCGGTATTTTGAACTGCACCTTGCTCGGCGGTCTTATAGATGGTACGAATAACTTCTCTGTTGATCTCAGCGAGGATTTCAGTGGAAAGAATGTTAGCCAATTCGGCTTCAGCATTCAGACCATGGATCGCCTTGAGGTCTTGAGCGAGTTCTAGTGAGTACTCAGCTTTCAGAGCGCGTGACTTCGCAGTAACAGTGACTTTCTCGATTGAGAATGCCATCTGGTTGAATTCGTTGGTAGTCGCATTACCCAGTTTCTCAGCGTTATCTGTACGCATACCCTGACCAACGTTGTAGTCAGTTTCGGTAGCAGTAGAAGTTGGGTTAAGGACGGCTGGGTTTCCACCACTTTGTGAAGTAGTACCCATACCAACGGCAGCCTGAGTCCATCCAGCGGTGAGTTTTCCACCACCACCTGGTTGTCCAGAGAATGCTGTATCGACTTCATCGTAGAATGTCTCTGTTCCAGTTTGAGTGCTGTAACGAGAGCGCATTGCGAAGATTAGTCCAGTAGGACCCGACATAGGCTGAACACCAGCAAGGTCATATGCGACCAAGTTAGGCATTGCACGACGGATTAGACTAATCAATACAGGGTCGAAACCTGCAGTAGGTGATGAAGCACTACCACCAAAACCAGCATTAGCACCGGAGTTAGTGTTGTTAGTTGGCTGCTCAGTAAGGAGTGATCCACCTTGTTCGAACTGGGCGGTCTCCTTAAGGAATTTTTCTTGGTTTTCTAGCAGGACTGCGGTAACAGATCGCTTATGCTTGTCTTCGATTTTATCAAGACCTTCATAGTCGAGTACTGGACCCCACTTTTCCTGCAACTGTTCTGATTGGAACATTTGCTTTTCCTAATTTCTAAAGTGTTTTGTTTGAGTTAATGTTAAATTCAGTTTGCTACTGCTTTAAGTGTCTTCAGATAATTGGCCATAGAACCGGAGATGGAATCTCCTGCACTATCTACACCTTCTGAGAGACTTTCGCTCTTAGTAGCTGTTGGAGCCTTGCTTGGGAAATAAGATTCCTTAAGGGTTTCCAACTTCTCACGATATGCGTTTTCACTATCAAACTCTACACTTTCCGCTAAGGAAGCGAGCTTTTCTTTCTGAGTGTCAGCAAGACCTTCAGAAACATCGGCAAGAATTACATCTGAAGATGACTCAGAGAGTCTCTGGTTCAGAGTTACATTCCTTTCGATTTGCTCATTGAGCTTGGTTTCCATGTCATCAAGTTTTTCTACCATACTCTGTAGTACATCATATTTGTCTTCAGGGATTTCTACATAATGTTCTTCAAAAAGACCTTTTAGACCAGTCATAAAGGACTCTGTGAGTTCTTCCTTCAGACCGCCTTCGACTGCGAGTTGATTCTCATTGAACCATTCGTCAGCGACATACTCCAGATAGGAATCAATGCGCTCATTTAGAGCACCTTTGATTTCTTCTACTTCCTCAAGGAGTCTCTTGTCGTAATCTGCTTCAAGATTTTCCTTGATTTGCTTAACCTGTCCTTTAACTGCAGTTTCTAGGATTGTCTTTGCTTTATTCTTAAAGTCTTCAGACAACTCTTCACCTGCAATCAAAGCATCAACATCTTGCTCGATGTCAATTTCGGTATACTCAGGTGCTTCGGCAACTACTTCTTCTTCGGTAGTTTCTTCCTCGGCAACTACTTCTTCAGTAGATACTTCGTTTTCAGCAACCACTTCTTCTGTTGCTGGCTCTTCTGAGACGACTTCTTGATCGTCAGCGATTTCAACTTCATCACCAGACTTAATGGCACCGGTACTTAACTTACCCATCTTCTCAGCGGGTTTGGCACCTTTGTTAACTACATCCCTTACTTGCTTAAGCGATCCGCTAGCAGGCTTCAGTTTTGCCGAATCATTAGTGGGACTGTAATTATCAACAGTTGGACCACCAAGATCCTCTATTTCTGCTTGACTGTTCCCTGGGGTTACTGCACCCTGAGGACCACTATGCATTGGCTCCCCTGGAGCAGCGTTAGCATTTACAGCAGTTTTGGATTGCTTTGGCAATGCAATTTCTTGTAGTTCTTTATCACTAGCCATTGAAGTGTCTCCGATTTTTCCTGTTGAAATCTACTTTTATTTATAATGTTTAAGTTTACAATGAGTTAATAAACTCAGTAAACAACCCTAATTTATGCTCTTCGAGCTGTTTTTGCCCTGCAAGAGTATCAATTTTACTCTTAATTTCTTCTGCTTTACGCTCTCTAAGAATAGTTCCTTCCCAGATCCACTCTTTTCCTTCCATAATTCCGTCAACAAATGCATCGGGAGCAGAAGGATCAGCGACTATATCAGCAGCAGTTGCTAGCATAAAATCTTCGCCAACAACATTAAAACCTTCTCTGGTCGGCTTAAGAGAACCAATACCACGAGAGGAAACCCCTAATTTTACACCTTCACTTAATAGTGATGCTGCAATACTTCCCATAGGAGTTGATTCAAGAATCTTTGCTCTACCAATAAAGTTAGAACCAGACTCTTTTAATGAAGTAATTTTATGTGAAACTCTATCTAGGTTTACAGTTGGACCATCAGGATGTCCCAATTCTCCAAGTGCTCTACCAGTATTAACATGTTCTTTGGTGTATCTACCAACTTCACGTTGAAGAGTTTCCATAGGATACATACGACCATTACGGTTCTTTATGTTTCCTTGTAGAAAAACACCTTCTATGTAGAGGCTCTTCTTACCGTTTCTTGCTGTTTCAGTAAGAACTTTTACTGATTCAATTTCTTCTCTAATGAGTTTCATTGGAATTAACCTCCTACAACTTGAACTTGCTGTACCTTAACAACAGCATTACTGCCTCCACCTCTAATACCAGCAACCTTAAATGCATTTCTCAATTCAGCAAAATTATCTGAACTATATGCAGTTGCAATAGCAGTAGTATTTGCATCTAAAGTAATCTTTCTACAATAACCAGAATTTGCATTAGGTTCATAAGATGTATCTACTGCAGTAACAATAGAGCCAGTAACAGCAGTATCATAATAATCTTGATCAGTTACCGTTAAATTAACAGTATCTCCTACAGTAAACTGGGAACCAGTTCCCTGTTGAAATTCTATGATAGTAGTGGATCCTGTTGTAATCCCAACAACTGGTTGAGAACGAGGTTTTCCGATACTAATTACTTCTGGTCTATCAGCAACGACATAATAATCTGCAGTAGTGGCAGTTGGATTAGTACCAATTGCAACATGAGCATCCTGATCAATAGTAACTACTCTTACATATTGTGTTTTCTGCGCCAATGCCGATGATTGTACACTAGAAGCTGTTGCAGTGAAACTTACAAGATCTCCTACTGGTTGCTGATATGACATTATAGATCCAAAATCATTTCTTATTTATTTATAAAACCTCACAC